GTGTCATCAACGTTGAGCCGTTGCCCATAAATGAGATTGAGCGTGAAGAAGGGTTTGACAAGGATGACCCGTATGCTGTGCGATTCAAACTGTTGTCCCGAGGCGGCAAGTACCTTGAGAACTGGCAGATGCTGCACTTCCGTATCATAGGCAACGACTTGTTCTTGCCTTACGGGACAAGCTTCTTGGAGAGTGCAAGGCGTCCATGGCGTCAGCTCATCATGATGGAAGACTCCATGTTGGTATACCGTCTTGTTCGTTCCCCAGAACGTAGAGTGTTCTATATTGATGTGTCTGCTATCCCGCCCAACGACGTTGGAACCTACATGCAGACAATCAAGGAGTCGCTCAAGGGCAGTTCTGTGATTGAGCAACTCTCTGGAAGGGAAGACTTCAGGTACAACCCAGCTTCGGTTGAAGACGACTTCTTTCTCCCAACCAGACCAAACAACCAAACGAAGATCGAAAACCTTCCAGGTGGACAGAACGCTACAGCCGTTGAAGACGTAGAGTACATCCAGAAGAAGTTGTTCGCAGCTCTTATGGTTCCGAAAGCTTACCTCACCTATGACGAAGCTGTCTCCTCGAAGGCAACACTTGCTCAAGAGGACATCAGGTTCTCAAGAACCATCGCCAACCTTCAGAAGATTGTTATTGCCGAACTGAACAAACTGGCCATTATTCACCTGTACGCTCTTGGTTTCGAGGGTGAAGACTTGATTGACTTCGAGTTGAAGTTCTCCAACCCTTCAACCGTAGCTGTTCAACAGAAGCTAGCTCTCATCGCAAGTAAGCTTGACATTGCTGGGAAAGCTTGGGAACTGTCGAAGGAGACAGGGTTCTACTCTATGAACTACATCTCAAGGGAAATACTCCAGCTGAGACCCGACGAGATAAACCAAATCAAGTACGAAGCTCGTCAAGACCAGGCGTACTTGGCAGAACTCAAGAAGCTAGCAGAGAACCCACCGTTCGATCGTTCTGCTGACAGCAACGTCGATATCTTCGACAAGTCCAACTACAAGGTTCCAACTTCACCGTTCGCTCCAGACCCAGACGAAGTTCGAGACCTTGAACGAACAACAGAAGAGGATGAGATGCAGCTACGAAGAGCTAGGATGGCAGAGAAAGAACGTGAAGCCACAAGCACATCTCCTCGTGCCACATCACCCTCATCTACACCAATCAAGCACAACCCAACACCATCATCTAGACGAAAGGCTTTTTCTGGCAACAGAGCCCTTTCCATGCCCGACTTCAAGTCCATGCTCGACACAACAAAGAACAGATATAGCAAAGACCCTTATGACATGGGTTCGCTTGGTGGCTCCGGTGTCAAGAAGTTCGTCCTGGAAAGGAAAATAGAACAAGACTTGCTCCAGGAAGGCATTCCGTACGGTATACCAAAGGAACTACAGTCTGCCTTGAAGAGCATGAACACAACCCTAATAAAGCCCACAAGGGCAGCAAAAGCCATTCTAGAACAGGTCGAGATAGTGCCACCAACAGTCCAACAACAACCTACGCAAGCACCAATAACGGAATCAGCTGGAGTCTCTGTTGAAGAGCTTATTCTTGACATGGATGGAATAAGGAATAACCCAACATCAGGCAGCAAGGGGTGAGCTCTCTGAACCCCTGGTAATTCTCTAGCCAGTGGAACATTACCAGAGAGGGGTCTCGGGGGGTTGGGGTAGTAACAGATAATAGGGTTACTGTACCTTAGTACCCATGCTTATCTTGTGTTGGCAGTTGATGAGTAGAACAGCTAGTTATTTGACAAGGCGTACGCACACAGGTATCTGAATATAGCTGTAAAGCAGTAGGATGATGAAGACTATGAAGCTCAAGCACAACAAAAAGAGAAACACTGTCCTGGTCTACGAGTTCTTTGCTCGATATATCGGCAAGGCTATACTCGAAGGCAGGGATGGGGACATAGCGAAAGCTAAGACTCTGTTGAAGAAGCACTTCAACAAGGGAACGGACATTTTCAAGGAACTCAAGCTGTCTAAGTCTCTATCAGAGTGTGCTCCTGGGCTTACAAGGGCACAAGCAGAGTATCTACTGACAAGGGTAAGAGAGACGGTAAAGCTTCAGTCAAGTGCAAGGCTAGACCTTGAGAAGACTGGGTTGATACACGAGATCAACAGTTCTCTACCGAACAGCCAGCTCTTCTTCGAAGAGAAGATACCCGACTACAAGAAGTACGCAACCATCCAAGTGCTACTGAACACATGGAGGGATGAGACGCTGAAGGAAAGCGTTGGAGAGACGGTCGAGCTGGAAGAGACACTCATGGAATACATGACAGCTCCAGTTGACACGTCTTCGTCTTCCGTTGATGTTCTCGCCATGACCAGCACCGACGTTGACAAGCTTGTTGTCAACCTCATGACAGAGAAGGTCAACAAGAAGTACGAAGGTTTGCTTCCGGAACAGAAGGCGGTAATCCAGCTTTACGTGTTCTCGAAGGAAGACTCTGAGTCTAGGCTAGCTCTCACTAGTAAACTTCAAGAGATGAAGCAAGAGTTTTCCACCGCCTTGGCCAGAAACAAGCACGATGTGAATGAAGACAAGGTTCTTGTCGAGAAGCTTGACAAGGTAAGGGGTTTGCTCGATGGTGAGTGCGAAGTACCTTCGGATGGCTCGCTTATCTCAGAAGAGCTGGTAAGTTTTTACCTTGGTCTATCACCTCTAACAGAACAACTCAAGGCAAAAAAGAAGGTCCACTGAGCCATGACAACTCCAGAAGACAACAAGGCAACCACGATCAACAGCACACAGCCCAAGAAAATGATGTTCCTCAAGGAGTTTGCTTCGTTTGAATACGATGAAGCAGATGTCAAGACAAGGGAACCCAACAAGCCATTGATTCTGAAGGGCATCCTTCAGAGAGCAAACGCACTCAACCAGAACGGCAGAGTGTACCCAAAGGATATTCTTGAGAGAGAGATTCGAAACTACGACAAACTCATCAGGGAGAACAGAGCCTTCGGAGAGCTTGACCATGCAGCGGAACCGATCGTGAATATGAAGAACGTTTCTCACATGATCAAGGAAATCTGGATGGAAGGTGACACCGTTTACGGGAGGGTGCAGATTCTCGACACACCTTGTGGACAAATCATCAAGGCCATCATCGAAGCCGGAGGCAAGCCTGGAATCTCTTCAAGAGCTCTTGGGTCGTTGGTGAGAGAGAACAACGCCAACGTTGTTCAAGACGATTTGCAAATCATCTGCTGGGATTTTGTTTCTGAACCCTCAACACAGCAGGCGTTCATGCTTCCGGAGAGCAAGCAGCTTGTTATACCTGTTCATCTTACAAAAGCCGATCTTGTAGACAGGGCCGCTAACACACTTCTTTCCATGAAGGTACCTTCACGTCGTAGCAAGTGATGGTTATAGCTACCTCGCACGGTAGCTTGTATGTTATGTCTCTAGCTACTATAGAGAAGAGTGTGAAGCACTATGAAGATAACGAAGACCGAGTTCAAGGCAATTATCAAGGAATCGTTGAAGGAGTTGATTAGCGAGGGAGCACTGAACGGCGTTCTTTCACAACTGATATCGGAATCAGGAGTTGCTGCTTATCAAGGCGGCAACCACCAGAGTCAACTCATGACACAAGAAGCCGACCCAAGAATCAAGCTGTTGGCTGCGTCGATGGGAAACAAGGATGCAAGGTTCGGAGCTGTAATGGAAGAAGTGTTGAACGACACCATGTACAACACGGTCCCTCAACACAGCGCCATGGCCGAGAGGGCAGAGGCAGGCGTTGACCTGGACGGGCTCCAGAAGTATGGAGTGTCGTTTCCAACAGGTCCGGGTTCACAGCAGCAGCTTATGTCTGAACAGCAGCCACAGCACATGGCCAACCCACAGTTTGTGACGCCTAGGAATCCCTTGCCTCCAAGAGACCCCGGCTATCAACAGCCTGCGATGTTGAACGAGAATCGCCAAAGTGCAAACGACGGCTGGGTAAGTCCTTGGCAGAGGCTTGCTCTAGGAACACCTATCTCGAACAGACCATCACCTGAATCTGCTTCGGGACTGTTTGGTGGGGGAGCATCAAGCAAGGGCTTCCTTCCTGGAGTTTCTCCCGGCTCTCAGCGAGCAAGACAAAACCTCGACAAGAAGGCTCGTTTCGAGTAGAACTGCTCTGGGGGTAGTAAAATGACAAGGTGTTATAGTTATACCTGCGGAAACACAGCGCAGCGAGGTATAAAACATCATGTCATCGACAGTCAAGTACGAAACCATTGAAGCGAACCCAGAGTACGGTCCAAGGGACTACTCTAGAGGTGGCGCTCCTTTTCTCGGCAAGAGAAACCAAACCAACCTTCAGTTGGCGTTTGGTACCTCTCCAATTCTGTCCGGAGACTACACTGCTGAACAAGCGGCAGTAATTCTCGGTACTTACAACGGAGAGAACGTACAGCAAGGCTTCGGAATGTACAGAAGGAACTTCCAGCCTGACCCAGCAGCAGGTGAAATCTATGCTGATCCCAGGAACAAGGCGACCACACCAACAGGTGCTGGTGGTCTTCCTGCGACACCATACTCGCCAAACACAGCTTCTCCTGGAGAGGGTAACGGCGTGAATCCAACGCTCGTTTCGGCTGTAGCTCCTGGTCTTGTACCAAACGGTGCTAGACCACAAGAGCAGTTGAACCCTGCCAACGGTGAGTTCTTGAACCGTGACATGAACGGCAAGGTTGACAACATCGGCAAGGTTCGAAAGTTCAAGTTGGGTGTTGGTTCTGCTACAGCCAGAGCCGTAAGTAACCCATAAGACTTGATGACTTGTGTTGTACAGCCGCTGCTTATGGATCAAGGCACTCTACCTAAGAGAGTCATATAGGAGTTAGAAGAGAGAACACAATGACCACACCACTGTTCCAAGAAGCCCTCATCGAAGCACAGAAGCTTCGAGAGGCAGCCACAGCCGAAGCTCAGAACGCAGTGTTGAAAGCTGTTTCCCCACTGATCAAGAAGATGATCGATCAAGAGATCAGTGGAGTCATTCTTGAACAGCAAGATGACACGGTAACTGTTGACCCTGCTCAGGCAGCGAGTGCAGACATGCCACCTCCAGCACCAGCGGCACCAAGTCCTGATGCTGGCTCTGTTGCTCCTCTCGATGCCACGGTGCAGCCTCCTGTGTCTTCGGACCCAACTGCACCAGCCGTGTCAGCTGCAGCACCACCTATCGTTGCGCCAGCCGCATCACAAGTGCTTGGAAAGATTGAAACGGGACCAGCCGGGGAACAACAAATCGTTATCCCAGTTGATTCCCTGTTTCAGTCGACAGCAGCACCAGCTGTAACAGACACAACAGCGGCAGCACCGCCACTTCCAACTGACCCTGCCGGTGCCGCTCCTCCACCAGCTGCAACAGATCCAATGGCTGCTGCACCTGCTGTTCCCGGAGCACCACCAGCCGAAGAACCATCAAGCATTACTGCACCAACCGGTCTTGCTGAGATATACTCGGCTGTTGACAAGTTCCTTGGTGAGCAAGCACAGCAGGCTCCAGGACTGCCTGTGGTAGCCCCTGCGCCGGTTCCTGTTCAACCAACAGCACAACCTGCCATCGCTGCCGCTCCTGCCCCTGCTGCGGCTCCTGCTGAACCTGTGGCACCAGTTGCACCAGCGCCAGTTGCCGCTGTTCCCAACGCTGCTGCAGCTGCACCTGCTCCTGCTGTTCCACAACAGCCAGCGATGGTCATGGAATATGCAGAGTTCAAGCAGAAACTTGTCAGTCTTGAGGAAGGTGCTTCAAAAGCCTTCAAGGTTGACGGTCCAACAGCTTCAATGTTGAAAGACAAGCTGAACTCGGACGTTTTCTCGCTACTTGAGAACTTGACAAAACTCAGGGAAAACGGGGTTGTTTCCCCAAGGCTATATGCCCTGAACGAGTCCAGGTTGGGGCTTGTCTACGAAAATCTGCAAATAGCCTATAGTTATTCCCGAAATCCACTATCAGTAAAGGGTAAGGATATGAAGAAAAAGACAGGTTCATTGAAGGATTTTGCAAAGGCGCTTTTTGAGGGTGCCGAAGGCTTCGAGAAAGAAGTTGGGAAAGTAACCCTGCCAGCAGAAATGTCACCTTCTGTGACTGGCGACCATGCTCAGAAGGTTTCGGGCAACCCGGATGGTGTCACTGCCGAATCTGAGCCTGTTGACTTCGATCACAAGGCCGACCCAGGTCCACAAGAGAAGGCTCTTATGGAACAGCTGGAAGAAGAAATCAGTTCGCTCATGGCAGAGATGTCAGGGGACGACGATGTAGAGCTTACAGCTGAGTGCGGCGACATGGGTGGAGACGATGACGTTGTTCTTGAGATGGACGAGGCTGAGCTTGTTGCTGAAGCCCGTAAGGCTCAGAAGCGTCTCAAGGCATTCCGTGCTCTTCGTGAGCAGGAAGAGCTAGCTGGCGGCATGGAAGACATGGACGCCATGGGCTCGGTTGACGGCCTTGGTGCTGGGGATGGAGAGATGGCCCCAGGTGATGATTCACTCAGCCTTACACTTGACCTTGATGGTGTGTCCGGAGAGGACGTTGACAATGTGAACGTTGCTCTTGACGGTGACGACCTTGAGGTAGAGATGGGCGAAGAGGGTTCAGAGGGAGCCCCAGTTGTTCCACCTGCTTCGGTCGGTGGTGCAGCAGATGCAATGGACGCAGGCGATGACGACATGGCAGGTATGTCACTTGCTGAAGTTCGCAAGCTGGTCCGTGAACAACTTGAAGAGATGGGGATGGTAGAGGAAGAAGCTCCAGTTGAAGAAGAGATGGTTGTGGAGAACAAGATGCTCCGTAGCCAGCTCGACGAGACAAGGCTTCTCACTGCCCGCTCGATCTACCTCAACAAGCTTTTTGTGAGAGACGATTTGTCTGGAGCGCAGAAACGTAAAATCGTGAAGTATCTAGATAGTGCTCGCACGTTGGCAGAAGCGAAGAACGTTTACAACTCGATTGTGAAGGTTCTTGACGGCAAGGGTAAGAAGTCTGCAGCGGCTAAGCCAATTCAAGAAGGCAAGCAGCCCATGACAGAGACAGTGGCGTCTCAACCTTCCGTTCCAAGCTTCGACACTTCACGCTGGCAGGTTCTCGCCGGTATGAAGAAAACTGCGAAATGACTAGTAGTTAGATACACAAAGAAAGAATCCATAGGAGAAACACAAGATGTCAAGAAACCTAACAGTCGCCCAACTCGCAGAAGGCATTCAGCGCACTGCGATGAACGTTGCGGACGACAGAATTCTAGCGAAGTGGAAGAAGACAGGTCTTCTCGAAGGGCTTTCCGGTTTCGGCGCTCAGAAGATGGCCCGTCTCCTTGAGAGTCAGGCCATTGAAGTTCTGACCGGACAGACAAGCAAGCAGACCCTGAACGAGAGCCTCTCGCTTTCGACTGGTGGAGCTGGTCTTGCATCGTCTGGACAGGTTGTGGGCTTCACCAACGTGGCGTTCCCGATTGTCCGTAGAGTGTTTGCTGGTCTGATTGCGAATGAGATCGTGTCGGTTCAGCCAATGAGCCTTCCATCGGGATTGCTCTTTTACTTGGACTACACCTACGGTTCGTACGTTGGTGGCGATGCAGGTACATCTGGCAACCAGTACGCAACAGGAACAGACCCAGGCGCAGCGGTTTATAGCCGTGGCCAGTCTGTGTTCACCAACCCATCGGGTTCAGCGATCCGTACCTCTGGTTCGATTGCTGCAGGTGGACAGTACAACCTGATTGGTTCAGGTTATTCGAGAGTACACGTCCAGGGTGGACTTGCTGCGAACGCAGGTATCATCGTTGGTATGTGGAACGGTGGTACACAGTGGGCAACAGGATCGTCTGTGTCGGCTTCGGCGGGCATGGTTGGTTACAACGCACGCTTCGTGGACTACGATCCAACCTTGCAGGCTGACGTTGAGAACAACGTTCTTGACTACTGCTTCTTGGTTCTCTCGACATCCTTGGTGACAGCAGCCATCGCTGGTGCTGACATGACATCGATCGAGCAAATCGCCATCAGCGGTCTTGGTTCATCGGGTTCTGTGTTCACCTCGGTTCCATCGACCTACCAGCAAGGCGAAGCACTGTTGAACTTCCGTCGCTTTACCAAGCGTGGTAACTGGAATGATTCGGGTACAAGCTCGACCTTCACACCAGATCCATTCAACGGCTCGCACTTGATCTTCGCTCTTGCCCTTGCCAACGGTTCGTCTGGTCCATCGACCACAAACCTTCCTGGTGGTGGTATCGGTTCAGCAGCTGCTGCCGGTGGAAACAACACAAGAGTGACAGCCTCGGCTCCTATCGCTGACAGCCTCTCGGTGAACTCGGATGGTGCGACCTTGACCGTCCCAGGCTTCGAGACCAACTTCGCCAGCGATCCAAGCCCACGCATCCCAGAAGTTGACATCTTGATCCAGTCAGTGAACGTCACAGCCACAACCCGCAAGCTCCGTGCTCGCTGGTCGCCAGAAATGGCTCAGGACTTGACAGCTTACTACTCGATCGACGTGGAAGCTGAGATGACCAACATCTTGTCTGAGCTCGTGACACTTGACGTTGACCGTGAAATCCTCAACGACCTGTTGACACAGGCTGGTGCAGCGAACTTCTTCTGGAGCCGTGCCTCTGGTAGATTCGTCAACAAGCTCACCGGTACCGAGATTGCTCGCACCAACACAACCTACCCAGGACCATCGTTCACAGGTACAGTTCGTGAGTGGTACGAGACCCTCATCGAGACCGTGACAGACGCTGCCAACATGATCTACAAGAAGACACTCCGTGGCTCTGGTAACTTCATCGTGTGCTCACCAGAAGTGGGAACCATCCTTGAAGCAACCATCGGCTACCGTGCTTCGTACAAGATCGACGGCGACGGACAAGTCCGTGACGGTATGAGCGTAGGCGCAGATGCAGTGGGAACCATCAACGGTCGCTACTCAGTGTTCGTTGACCCATACTTCCCAGCCAACAAGATCCTGATTGGTTACAAGGGCTCGACCTTCCTCGAAAGCGGATACATCTACGCCCCATACGTACCTCTCATCCTTACCCCAGTCATCTACGGTCCAGAAGACTTCACACCTCGTAAGGGCCTGATGACAAGATACGGCAAGAAGATGGTAAGAAGTGACTTCTTCGCTACGGTCACCGTTCTCGATATGAACATCATCTGAACAGTTTCCCTGTGAAAACGGGGACTTAGAAGGGAGAGTTGCCGAGAGGTGGCTCTCCCTTCCGCATTCAATTCCTTGAAAACATGTCCTTTTCATGCTATGGTAAGCCTATGTTGAATAGGCAGAAGCGTTCATACACAAAGACTGGCTTGTGCAAGAAGCCTGGTATATACAAGATAATCAACCTAGCCAACGGGAATTATTACGTTGGCAGCAGTTGGAATCTTGCGAAGCGTTGGTGGGAACACAGGAAACAGCTGCGAAACGGTACCCATAGCAACGTTCACCTGTTGAATGCATGGAAGAAGTATGGAGAAGAGTCCTTCAAGTTCGAAGTGTTGGAGATGTGTGACGCTGGAATTCCACGAGACGAGTTGTTTCGGAAAGAGCAGGCTGTTCTAGATGAGAACATAGGGAAGCCTGAGTGCTACAACATGGCGGGACTTGCTCACGTTCCTTATCAAGACCCAAGCTCGTTTCGTCCTGTTCGACAACTCAGCTTGAAAGACCGAACCTTTATTCGAGAGTGGGCAAGCATGGCCGAAGCTGGTAGAGTTCTGGCTATCGACAGCACTTGCATAATGAACTGTTGTAAAGGCAAACTGGGGAGCATTGGTGGTTTCACATGGGAGTATGCAGAACCAGCGCTAGCTTCCCAGTATATCCATCATTCAACCAAACACGGTGGACACAACAAGCGTGAAGTTGTGGAGATAGATGCTGAAGGAAAGGTTGTCGCCGAGTTCTCTTGTCTCGCAGAAGCAGAGAAGATAACGGGCATTCCTTTTCCCATGATTATCGGTGTGTGTTCTGGTCGGAGGAACACAACAAGGGGTAGACGGTTCAGGTACAAGGAAGCCCTAGAGAGTAGATGGAAGGCTCAACCCAGGTCACCGTGTGTTGATGAGTTTGAATTGTTTCTTGCCTCTGTTGCCCCCTTCAAGCTCGAACAACCATGTGTTTGGACAAGCGAAGAGATGGAGGTTCGGTTGCACGACTTGCAGAACCACAATCTACCCCCACCCTCCAGCGATATCAAGAGCTACTTGTTCTTCAAGGATGAGTGGGAGAACAAGAGGGCCATCGTTGAATCCATGGTTAGGAACGGTGTTGGGTCTACGGTTCAGTCTGTCAACGCCAGGGACACAACCGTGAAGCAACTGGATATGCGAGAAGCGAGGGTGTTCTTCGAAGAGAACCACATAGCTGGGTATACTGGTTGTCGTGTGTCATTTGGACTCGTTGATAAGGAAGAAAGGGTTGTGGCGGCCATAAGTCTTAGACTTCCAGGATACCTTCAACGAAAGAAGGCAGAGGGTGGGATGGAGATTGCCAGGTTTGCTAGCATCTTGAACACAAGAGTAAGAGGAGGATTCTCGAAGTTGTTGAAGCACGTTTCGAACTGGTGTTGCAACAACGGATTCAACAAGATTGTCACATATGCAGACAACCGGTTTGGAGGAAGTACAAGAGCTGGTGCTGTGTATGCGAACTCAGGGTTCAAGACAGATGGAGAAACCGACCAGCCTTCGTTCTGGTATACGGATGGACAGAGAAGATATCCCAGGCTGAAGTTCAAGGCGCAACCAGGAAAGTCCGAAGCTGTGGTAGCTCAAGAGAACAACGTGTGGAGAGTATATGGCTCAACCAACAACCGGTTTGTTCTTGAACTGTGAGCTCTATACGCCATTGTAGAGCCCGTTCTCGAAACCCACTCACGTTGACCCGTTGAAGCTGTTCTCGGGCTCTGGTGAGGCTTGCAGAGGCTCGAACTAGGCTTTGGCGAAAGCACTGTCTAGACCACGGATGATAAAGGTTCCCGTGATTTTGAAAGGCTTGGGGGTCAAGCCTCTTATGACGATACCTTCTTGGGAGCCGACGGGACCGAGCTCGCTGTCAAGAGAGTTCAGCAGTGCTTCTCCCAACTTCATGGTTGCGAGATAGACAACGAAGCCATCAACGGCTGCCTTGACGTTCTGGGGCAGTGGTTCAGCTAGGTAAGAGGACACCGGTGTTCCATTCATGATGTTCTGAAACACGTCCTTGCTTATGGCTTCGACTTTCTTTCCGGTTGATAGCTTCAGGGACATGTTCCTAGGAAGCATGCTCACACCTTGGAGCCATGCCTTTAGAGGTTTTGTCTCTTGTACGTCAGGAGAGATGTTTACGGTGTAGGACTTGTTTAGTTCTGCCTTGAAGTCTGGAAGCTTAGACTGCATAGGAATAACGGCATGCAGAACCTTGAAGCCTTGCTTGTTTGCATATGGCTGTAGTTTCACCAGGAGCCTTTCTAGGGCATCCTTGTTGAAGGATGTCTCTGTGGCTGTTCTCTTGGTTGGACTGACCTGCATAATCTCCAGGAGCCCATGGATGGCAAGGAAGTTGTCCTGGTACTCTTGAACGTTCGTCTTGCCACCAGCAACATATTCCATGTTGAACATCACGTTGGGGTTGTTGAGCATTCCGAGTTCTTGTAGTTCTGGCTTTATGGCCGGTAGAGCAGAGTTGAAGATATCTAGAACCTTGCCTCCACGTTCTATCATGCCATGGCCAGGACCGAATCTGGATTCGAGGTCGGCCTTGGTTACTCCTCTTACGTCAAGTGGCTTGTTCGAACCTCTGTCAATAACGAACTGCTTGACACCATCAACTGTTGCGAGCCTTATGCTTGCGTTGATTCCGTCTATCTTGACGCTGGCGTGTGTTGGGTTCTTGGCGAGGTAGATGGCTGCTCTGCCAAACAGTTCGACCAAGTCTTTACCGGACTTGACCGATTCAACATCGAAGGGATGAGCCATGTGGCCAGCTGCACCACCTTCAGCTAGTTGTTGAAGGTGTTCTACCACAAGGACTCTGGTCAAGAGTCTTATGAGTTTGTGTGTTCTGTCATTCATGAGTGATAACTAGGCTAGTTATGGCCATGACTAAGTCTGCAGTGAAGAAGATTGGGCTGTTCCCTGGTTCGTTCAAGCCTATGCACATAGGACACTTTTTGAGTGTGTTGGCGGCGAAGGAATCCGTTGACAAGCTATATCTGTTTCTGTCTGAACAAGACAGAGTGCGTCCTGGGGAGTTTCCTCTCAGCGGCAAAGTAGCGAAGGAATACGTTCAGAAGTTCATCCAGCCTGTGCTTGAGAGCAAGGGTGTCGAAGTGGTGTTTGTTCCTGGCTCTCCTGTTGGTACCACCTTCCAGTTTATCAAGGACAACATGGACAAGCCTGTGGACTTTTATCTGTTCGCTGGTCCCGAAGACATTGAAGGCAGGTACAGCCTGGACAAGCTTCAGAAGCTCTATCCAACACTTGCAGCAGAAAGCCGTATTCACCCTGTAGCGCTGAAGGAAGTGCAGCTACCATCTGGCAAGCGCATCTCTGGAACCATGGTAAGACAAGCTCTTACGAACGGTGATGCGAAGCTGTTTGCTTCGCTGCTGCCTGATATTCCCGAGTTGAAGAAGGCCGCTTCAACCATCATGCAGTCGTTCGTCGCTGCTAGCAAGGAACTTACAGCGAAGGCAGAGAAGCCAAAAGCACCGAAGGTCAAGAAGTTGGCAGAAGTGGTTTCTCGGGTTCTGTTCGAGGAAGTGGGCAGGCTTGTTGTTGAAGGTAAGTTTCCTGCCAAGTGGGAGAAGGTTATTCTTGCACTCAAGGATGAGTACGGAGACCCAGCGAATGCGAAGACCCCGGAAGAGCGTCAACGCCTAGGAGCTCTGGTGTATGGAACGGTTCACAGACTCATGAAGCGTGGCAAGAAGAAGGCGAAGAAGTAGATTCCTAGGAAATACTGGCGCTAGTTATGTGCATCCATCATGGCGTCAACCTTCAACACAACTCTCCATCCAACACCGTTTGGCTTCTACGACAAGTACACTCTGTTCCAGAGTGATGCTGACAGCCTTGTTACGTTCGTGTTCAGGCGTCTTGGAGAAGACGTTCTGGGTGTTGAGCTGACCAAGCCTATGGTTTGGTCATGCTTTGAGGAAGCAACAAGAGAGTTCAACAGCAAGATGATTGAGTACCAGAACATCTCGAACTTGGCGAACCTCATGGGAATGCCAACCGGTTCGGTTGACTCCAACGGAGTCAACAACATCAACATCACCAACATGTACGTTCAGCAGAACCTTGAGTTCCTGAACTCTCTTGCTGCCCCATACGCAGGTATCATCGGGTACAGTCAGACTGAACAGACTTATCTTGGTTACATGAACCTCACAGGCAGCAGGCAGGACTATGACTTGTACACAGAGCTGTTTGATGGAAACGGAACTGGACAAACGTTGTTCGCCCTGCAGCCTTCAGGCTCTGTCGGAACCATGGAAGTTGTCGAGGTGTTCCACAACGCCCCAGTGCAGTACATGTTCAACTCGAACCTTGCTTCGAACTTCGTTGCTTCAGGACTTCCTGTTGAAAGCTATATCCCAGACACAAGGTTCTATGTGCTGCCGCTGTTCGAAGACGTTCTGCGTTCAAGCATGTTGAAGACAGCGCAGAAGATGAGAAGGTCTCACTTCAGTTACAAGATAGTTGGAAGGACTATTCGCATTTATCCAACTCCTAGCGTAATCACTCCCAACTACAACAGCAGGTTCTGGATAAGAGTGAGATACGGCAAGTCTCCTTTTCCAACCATCGCTTCAACACTTGTTGCAAGTGGTTCCAGCTACTACACAACTGGTGCCGGAGTCTCTGGTTCTTATCAGGATGACAAGATTTATGGCGTCAACGGTCCATTCAACGCTCCGTTCGGTCCACTGAACTACAACTCACTGAACATCTGGAGTAGGAACTGGATTGCTCAGTACACTCTAGCTCTTGCAACAGAACTCCTAGGAAGAGTGAGAAGCAAGTTCAAGGAGATTCCTGTGCCCGGTACGTCTATATCCCTGAACGGTGAAGACCTTGTAACTGCCGGTAGAGAAGATAAAGAGAAACTCTTGACGACTCTCAAGGAAACGCTCGACAACCTTACATATGACAAGATTGCTGAGCGTGAAGCTACGAAGGCTGAGAACACTGTAAAAATGCTCGGATACACGCCTATGAGTCCGAAAGTGGCCCTAACAATGTATTGATTTGTTTACCGTTCGAATAGTGGTATGCTTGTTCGGTGATATTCAACAGCAATGAACACGGTCACTTGGGTGGCATTTACCAAATCACCAACACGCATACGGGCAGAGTGTATATTGGGCAAACGAATCGGTTCAGAAACCGTTGGCAGAATCATTGTCGTGACCTTATGGGTGGTAACCATTCGAATCGATTCTTGCAGGCCGATTATAACAAATGTGTCACGCTCTTAGGACACGACAACTTCCTTCTGTTCTGCGTACTGGAGGTTATGGTTGGGGCGTCGAAAGAAGAAAGAAACGCCGCCGAAGAGCGACGTATCTCAAACGTATACCGACTTATCTTAGAGGATGGAACACGAGCATGCTACAACTGCACCGAAATAATCCGAGGAGAATGGCGGGCATGTCATTCGAAGACGCCAACGGAAACAAGTGCCAAGCAAAGCGAAGCCATGAAGAAAAAGTGGCAAGAACCCGGTTTCAAAGAGAAAGTGGCCATCAAACGAATGGCGGCCATGGATACGCCGGAATATAAGGCGAAAGCTTCTAAACATGCCAAACGGCTATGGGAAAGCGAAGAACATCGTGCAGCCATGTCCGTTCTAATGCAAGAACGAATGAAAGACCCTAACCAAAGGAAAGTTGCTATAGCGGCTCTCAGCGATCCAGCAAATCAGGCAAGGCGGACCAAAGCTATCAACGAAAGAATCGCATCAGACCCAGTGTTCAGGGCCAAAAAGCAAGAACAGGCCCGAAAGAACATCGCCAACAGAAATAGCACGCAGCCGGTAAAGACATATGGCTCGCTGTTGGCGCCTGATGGCACGATATATCACAACATTTCACATGTGCCAACGTTCGCCAAGGAACATGGGCTTTACAAGCAAGGGCTTTACGCCCTGCTTCATGGAAGGCTGAAAACCCACAAGGGCTGGAAGCTCCTTGTTGCTTCCGAAGAAGTGGGCCACGAATCATCCATAGTTATCATCACAGAAAGCTAGGGTATTCCCATTCCACGCCTCTTTGTCGGACAACGTGAGATACAGTTCATCAACGACATCACGAAAGAAGTGATAAAGGACGTTGTTGGACAGACAATCCAGTATTACCCCTTGAGCACTGTCAAGAGTGCTGTTCACGCTGTTTACAACGAAGCGGTGAAGAAGGTGTTTGAGCGTCCGATAAGACTAAACGCTCTTGTGGGCCAGCCAGAATGGTCCAGCAAGACAACAGCGTTTGGTCCGGACCAGGAGGCGAAGCTTGAGGTTCTAATCCAGTACAAGGACTTGGTTGACAAGGGGTTCTATCCATCCGAGGGTGACATGTTCTCCTACGGTGACGTTCTGTTCGAGGTTCTTACCTTCACCAACATGAACAACATCTTCGGACTTGAAGAGCACGACAACTCTTGGAAGATAACGGCAAGAACAGCAAGGCTTGGACAGCTTGACCCGAACAGTTTCCCATTGCCCACCAAAGCCGCTGGAGGGGGTGCGCAGACGATCTTTGAGCAGCAGAGAGGTCTTCCTGTGTCTAGCACAGGGGAAGCCACTGGAGACGTTCGTGAGCTCAGGAACAGGCTAGGACATCAGATGCCTGACATTGCTCTTGGAACAGGAGCGAAGAGGGTAGAACCTGGGAATGACGCTTCACCTTCAGGAGACTTCATTCAAGAGGATGCTGCAAGCTCTTTCAACAACGATCCTATGCCAGCGAAGAAGGGAATATATGACGAATGACAACAAGACAGAACGTTCCCTATCGTGAAGACAAGGGACAGGTTGATACTGGGTATGACACTCTCGGAAATGATCCGTCAACGTTTTATGTTCCTTCCTGTGGAATTGAAGACGTTGACATAGCCGTGCATTCTCTGTTCGACAAGGATATCAAGTTCCAAAACAAGGCTATAACAACAGGAAACAACGAACAGATAAACGTACGCAAGCCTTTTGTTCTTATGGCTACGGGTGAGAGGTTTGCTCTTGCTAAGAGACTGAAGCCGTTCAGAGACAAGAATGGTGTGTTGATACTTCCAGCCATCTCTATTCGTAGAACAGGCATTGAACAGCAAGGTGGGGACTTGTTTCCTGGAGAGTTGGTCATCAAGAGAAGGTATGACGTGACAGATGGAGACTACCAGTCTCTTATCAACACACTAAATTTGAAACACATGTCAACACCTCCAACGTCTCTACGGGGGAACGTTGGATCGGCAGCAGAACTACCGTCACTGAAGGAAGGCATGTTGTTGGATGACAAGCCTGGGACACTACGAAACAACCACGTCTACGAAGTCATCTCCATACCATTCCCACAGATGTTCACGGCGACGTATGAGATCGTGTTCTGGACGGCTTATACACAGCACATGAACTATCTGATTGATACGCTACTAGCGAACCAACTGTCTCCAGGCAAAGGGTTCTATCTCAAGACTGACAAGGGTTATTGGTTTGGGTCTACTCTGGACCCGACACTTTCAGCGCAGGACAACTTCGAAGACATCACAGACCAAGAGAGAATTATCAAGTACAGTGTAACCCTGACAGTAAGAGGTTACCTGCTTGCTCCTCAAGGCGAGGGACAGAGAGTGCCATTCAAGAGATACTTGTCGGCACCAACAGTGTCATTCGAAGTCTCGGACCCAGGTGACAGCTTCGTTGGGGAAACACGTAACCAAGACAACTTCAACGAAACCAAGGATGGGTTGGTGGACACCAATCCGTTTATTCTTTCCGACTTGGAACTAGACCCTGCAACGAAACCAAAACCAACCACACAGCAAAAGTACCTCTACAGAAGAGAATACACGGACAGAAACGGCAACAAACAGTCGAAGGTCATCTCCCAGACCAGCAGGTATCAGAAGAACGGTGAAACCGAGTACACCGCCTCTGATGAACAGTCTCTTATGGAGTTCTTCAACGGCACAAGGAAATAGGTACATAGTTTCCTAGGAATATCACAGGACCAGGAAACAGGCCACCTATCTCTATTTATCCCGTAGAACTTTCACACAGCTCAAAAAGCGAGGATAAATCATGGCAGAAATCGTATTGAAGGCTCCGAACTACTTCGACAGGGAGTTTGACCTTACAGAGAGAGAGACTCCGGTGGGTGGTGTTCCTGCCACTGTGATTGGGGCGGCAGAGAAAGGCCCAGCCTTCATTCCAGTGAGTCTTGGAAGCTACACTGATTTCGCTGACAAGTTTGGTTCAGTTGACCCCAAGTTCGTTGGTGGATATGCAGCTCAGAAGTTCCTTGAATCCAAGGGTTCAGAGCTAGCATCGGTGAACTACATCCGTGTTCTCGGCTGTGGTGCCAACAGCTCATCTGCAGACATCTCGAACACCATGGTAAGTGGAACGGTTGTCAATGCAGGCATGAAGGTCGTAGGTAATGGAACAGAGTTCGCTGGTGGCGCACTGCAAGGCGTTGTACAGTTCCTTGTAGCAAAGCACTCAGTGCAGACAAACGAAGTCTACGGATATCCTGACTTCACCAACAACGACAGCTACGATGTAGATGGAAGCGCTCCTGACAACGCACACCTTGTAAGAGCCGTGTTGTTTACAACCCCGGACTCAAGGTTTCTTGTGCTCTCTGGTGCTGGTGGAGCAGTGTTTGATGCGTCAACCATCTCGGCAGGCACACAGAACTATCAAGCAGCCAAGGCTGGAACGACAGGCATCCTTCAGGACATGTTCAAGCTTGTGTTGAGCACAAGCGCTGGCTCAACCTTTGCAAGCGATGACGGTCTTGCTGGAATCAAGGTGTTCTCAGCATCCCTTGACCCAAGCAGCGACAAGTACGTGGGCAAGATTCTAAACACCAACCCAGAATACTTCGTTGAGAAGAAGCACTTGTTGTACGTCCACTATCCAGTTGACGCACAGGTTGCCGCTCTTCAGACAAGTGCCGACCTTCCAACCGTAGCAGTGCTCTCCGGCTCCAGCAACGCCAACAGCCTTGGCCTTCAGTACAGAGATGTGTTCGGCTGGTACAACACACGCTACAAGGCACCGAAGTCTCCATACTTCATCTCACAGCCGTTCGGTAATATCGAGTATGACTTGTTTTATACCGAAGCACTAGATGATGGTGCGTACGCTGGAAACAAGATCAAGGTAAGCATCTCGAACCTGCTTGCTTCCACGAACCCAAACACACAGTTCGGAACCTTTACGCTGACAGTGAGAGCTTTCGAGGACAGTGATGCAGACCCACAAGTCCTTGAAGTGTTCAACAACCTGTCGCTCGATCCACAGAGTGACAACTATGTGGCCAAGGTCATTGGTGACAAGAAGGCTGTGTTCAACTTCGACGCTGTTGAGGTTGAGGACCGTGGAGCGTTGGTTACAGGCAAGTACGGCAACCGTTCGAAGTATGTTCGTGTTGTGACCAGTGCCCAGCTTGATGCTGGAGAAGTGCCAGAGAAGGCTCTGCCATTCGGTTTCCATGGTCACCAGATGCCGCTTACGAACGTAGCATTGACTGACCAAACAGGCAGCGTAGCTCTTGGAAGCACAAGAATCACAAGCGTGTCGTGTTCTGCTGGTGGAGCGCCGAACCTTTCTGGTTCGATTGTTCCTCCAGTTCCATATCGCTTCACCATCACACGCAACTCTCTTGCCACAAGCGGCATTGCAGGCAGCCCAGGAACACAGACCATTCTGGATAGCAGGATGTACTGGGGCGTGAAGTTCGAGAGAAACAACGGTAGCGTTCTGAACGTCAACGTGAATGACGAAATCAACCCTATCGTTGAGAACTTCTCGAAGTTCGTGGGAATTCAAGAGCTTGGTGTTATCACCACAGGCTCGCAGTCCGACACCTTGAACAACAACAAGTTCTCGCTTGCCAAGGTTGCTCTGTCGAACACATCCCTTGCTGGAGTGACAGCCAGTGCAGCAACACACATGCGTGAGGCTGCTTACTTGAGGAACGCCACAATCGATCCAACAAGCTATGTCGCTTCGAACTACAGCAACCGTGTGACACTTGCAACCCTGCTCAACAGCAGCAGCGCAACGACATTCAACACATACTCTCAGTTCGCCAAGTTCACAACGTTCTTGCAAGGCGGCTGGGATGGTGTAAACATCTTCGACAGGCAAGCCGCTAGGTTCAGCGATCGTTCGACATCGGACGACGTTGGCGCCAACAGCACATATGGCCTTGCAAACGCCAGCTATGTCTCTCCAGGAGCGCCAACAAGCGTGAACTACACTGGTGCTGGTACAGCGAACAGCAATGTTGTTGCTTACAAGACAGCTGTAGATGTTGCAACCAACCCATCGATTGCCAACAACAACATCCTCGTTATCCCTGGACAACGTGACCCACTGGTGACGGACTATGCTCTGGAGAAAAACCTAGAGTTCGGCCTTAGCTTCTATCTCATGGACATCCAGCAATATGACCAGTCCGGTACAACCTCTGGTCGTATCTTTGATGGAGAGACAGGTAAGACCATCTCTATCACACAGACAACCAACGCATTCGTCAACCGTGCGCTGGATAACAACGCAGCAGCAGCGTACTTCCCATCGGTTGTTGTGGAAGACACAGTGAACACCAGGAAGGTTACTCTTCCCGCCTCTGTGGCTGCTGTGGCAGCTCTGGGATACAACGACAGAGTGAAGTTCCCTTGGTTCGCACCTGCAGGCTTCGACCGTGGTTCCTTGAACTTCGTGTCGATGACAGCAATCAGAGTAAACCAAGTCGACAGAAACTCGTTGTTCGATGCGAACATCAACCCAATCGTCAAGTTCCCAACGGCAAACTATGTGTTCTTCTCGCAGAACACGCTCCAGCAGAATGACACGGCTCTACGTTCCATCAACGTCAAGCGTATGGTTCTGGAAGTCAAGCGTCAGATGGTGGCCGTAGGAAACCGTATCTTGTTCGAACAGAACACACCAGCACTACGTCAGAGAATGATTGACGAAGCCTCATTGATTCTAAGCTCTGTTCAACAGAAGCAAGGTATCGAGAAGTTCGCTGTTATCTGTGACAGCAGAAACAACACAGCCGAGGATGTCAGAAGCAACCGTATGAACGTACAAATTCGTTTGCTCCCAACAAGGGCTATCGAATATGTCATCATGGACTTCATTGTGACACCGTCTGGCGTGCAGCTCGGCTGATAACATCAACCACCTGTATTCTGCCTGAGAAACTCCCATGTGTTCCATGGGAGTTTTTTTGTGTCGTCCTAGTTATCGAACGACAACCTTTATAGGAAGGCAGAATAACCAACATGGCAAGTACGTTTAGAAGCCCCGGTGTGATAACCAACGAAGTTGAGGTTACTGGGCCAGCAGTAAAAACTCCGTCAGGCACACCAGCGTGTGTTGTGTCTCCAACAGTGAAGGGACCAGCGTTCGTACCAACAACCGTCACGTCCTTGCCTGAGTTCGTTGCAACGTTTGGTGGTGCTAGCACGGACACGCCCAACGGCTATCTTGCCGCAAGGGAATGGTTCACCAACACTTCCGTTCCACTAGTTCAGATCAGAACACTTGGAGCTGGAACTGGTGCAACACGTAACGGTGACGGAACTGTTTCTGGTTCTGGATTCGTTGTTGGTGCTCAGCAGCCTGTTGAGAGCAGCGGTGGTGCCCTAGGGCATAACCCGTATGCAAACACAGGAAACGTGACAGGTTCTGTTTACGTTCTCGGTTGCTTTATGTCGGAGAGTGCTGGCAGCACTATCTTCTCTGACGCTAGCCTTCAGACGACCACAGGATCGGTTCCAATCGTCCGTGGCGTGTTGTTCGCACCATCGGGTGTCATTCTGAGACTGAGCTCTGCTGCGTCTCCTAGTGCGGCTCCTGCGTCTTACTTCGTGCCTACCGAAGCTGTGTTCTCTGGTGCCTTCACTGGTTCCGTTGATATCTCTAGCGGCAAGCAGTCGTTCGTTCTGTTGATGAACGGACACAAGGGAACGGACACGAGATATCCAAACGTGTTGACGGCCAGCTTCGATCCACAGGCTGTGAACTACTTTGCAAACGTGTTCAACACGGACCCACTGAAGACACAGGAAGCTGGACACCTTCTTTACAGCGCATTTGATGTGTACTCAGCACTTGCAGTTCCTACCGGTTCTGGTGTTATCGTTGCTGCTTCGGGTTCTGCCTTCGGTGCTGTTCAGAACATTGCGTTCTTGACACCCACCTCTGGTGCTGCTGCTACCCACACATCAAACGTTGGAAGCTCAATCACACCGAACTACGAGAACTTCGAAGATCGTTACGGCCATGCTTTCTCTCCGTGGGTTATCTCCCAGAACTTCGGTGGTACGTACTACAACCTGTTCAAGTTCCATCACAGGAGCGACGGTGAGGCAAGCAACTCGGATGTGAAAATCTCCATCATGAACATCCAGCCAGGAACAGCAACTCAGCCATATGGCAAGTTCGACGTTCTTGTTCGTAGGCTTACCGACAGGGATGAGACCGGAGCTTCTGTGATCCTTGAGACGTTCTCGAACTGCTCTCTTGACCCAGAAAGCCCAAACTACATTGCCAAGAGAATCGGAACCGAGAACTCGTACTTTGACTTCGACACTGACACAGCCTCTCAGAGAGTTGTCACTGTTGGTGCAGAGTCTAACCGCTCACGTTATGTGAGAGTTGAGATGGCTGACATCGTTGAAAACATGGATATCGACAGCTCTGCTGTTCCATTCGGTTTCCGTGGTCCACAGCACTTGGTTACCGGTGGATCTTCTTCTCTTGTTGACCTTCGCCAAGGCGACCTGATCAACACAGGGAACCCATACTTTGCAACCAACATCCTTGGACACAAGCCGCTCTACAAGGCTGCTCAGCCTCCTATCCCAATGCGCTTGAACTTGAAGAAGGCAGCTGCTAGCGCAGGTGTCGACACCAACCTGTTCTGGGGTGTTCAGTTCCAGAGGCAGACAAGCGTAACCGACATCAACGGCAGCGCACTGTTCAACCCAAGCATCTTGGGATACAGCAAGTATTACCCGAACCTAACAGGCTCATCGAACGTGCAGATGGCTGTGTTCGACAACACAGGAACAGCTGCAACAGCGGCAAGCAACATTCTTGATTCCGACGCTTTCAACAACAACCTGTTCTGCTTGGACAAGGTGAAGGTTGTGACTGGAAGCAATGGTCTTCCAGACGTAAGTGCAACAGCCGTGTTGAGCTGGAGCTACGTGCGTGCAGGCAACATTGTTGCAAGTCACGCAACAAAGACAAGAGCGTTGGCCGTAAACGACCTTACAGGCAGCGCATCTATCCAGTCCCTTGCCAAGTTCTCGTTCTACCTCGAAAGAGGATTCGACGGTGTTCGTATCTTCAACAGCGACACACGCTACATGAAGAACGCCGCCATCACACAAGAACTCGACAACACAAGCCGTGGTCTGACCAACGGTGCGACTGTCCAGTCTTACCTCAAGGCTCTTGAAGTGGTAAGCGACGTGAACGACCTAGACGTTCAAGTTCTTGCCGTCCCAGGAGTGAGAGCAAGATATGTTACAGACAACGCTATCAGCACTGTTGAACAGGACCGTTTCGACTGCTTCTACATCATGGATGCAGAGCAGTACGACGCTCTTGGCAACAACCTCACTGGTTCGTACACCAACGTGTCCGTAACACAGACAGCCCAGCAGTTCAACACAAGAGCAGTCAATAGCTCGTTCGCTGCAACCTATTTCCCAGACACCAACATCCGTCTAGACAACGGAACAGTGTTTGAGAAGGTTCCACCATCAGTTGCAGTGCTTGGAGCGTTCGGCAAGAACGATGCCGTTGGACAGCCCTTCAACGCTCCTGCAGGCTTCACCAGAGGCACGCTGGCAAACGTCTCAGACTTCTCCGTTGCTCTCAACAAGTCGACCTCTGACACCCTTTACGTGGCAAGAATGAACCCTCTTGTCAGCAAGCAGGGAGTTGGACCAGTTGTGTGGGGACAGAAGACCCTGTTGAACAAGGACAGCTTGCTAAACAGAGTGAACGTGAGAAGACTTCTTATCGCTCTTCGCAGAGAGATTCGTCAAGTTGGAAACAGGTTCATGTTCGAGCCAGCAAGAGAAGCGACACTGGAAGCCTTCCAGGCGGCAGTGAAGCCTATCGTGTCCAGATACCAAGCACAAGGTGGTGTTGAGAAGTTCCTCGTGAAGATCGACACTTCCACAACCACTCAGTCTGACCTCGACAACAAGACCATCAAGGGTAAAATCTTCATCGTTCCAACAACTTCCCTTGAGTTCTTGAGCATCGAATTCACTGTCAGCAACAGGGCAAACTTCGTCACCGGTTGAATATCGCAGGAAACATCTAGTTAGCATACAAGCAGGAGAATAACACACCATGGCTCAGACACTCGACACACCAGAGATGCTTCCAGCTCCATTCACACCACTGATGAAGCGTCAGTTTATCTTCACAATCGAAGGTATCGATGCGTTCTTGGTGAAGACAGCTGCAAGACCAGAGATTACAACCGAAGAAGTTACAATCAACTGGCTGGGTAGCACAAGATACATCGCTGGAAAGACAACCTTCGGAACACTGTCGGTTACACTCCACGATCCAATCATGCCTTCGGGCGCTCAGCAAGTCATGGAATGGTCAAGACTCTGCTTCGACTCAGTGTCGGGCAGAGGCGGCTATCCAGACTTCTACAAGCGTGACATTCAGATCAAGATGATTGACCCAGTAGGAACAGTAGTTCAGCTCTGGGACATCAAGGGCGCTTTCTGCACAAGCATGAACTTCGGCGACCTGTCATATGACAGCACTGCTGATATGGCAGAAATCACACTAACAATCCGCTTCGACAACATGGCAATGCAGTTCTAGTCCCTGGTTTTTCCAAGCCAAGCGTTTTCTCTTCGCACATACTCGAATGGATGGAAACGATTTACAGTTGCCCAGAACCAGAGTGTCTCAAGTCTTTCTCTTCAATGGTTTCCCTCTCG